GGGAGCCAATCTAAACAGGGCGTAGTTAATAACCTCGTAACGTCCTTGACGAATATCTCCCCAGGTTTAGGAGCCGGTTATATTAAACCGACTACGGGTAGCTACCCGAGAGGCCGAACGCTCTTTGGGAATACATGGCAGTTATTACAGCATGAAACGGGTCAAAATAGCTTTATCGATAACGGCCTTATTCATAATCTTGGGCCGAATGATTACTTCGTAGGGGGAATACCGTTAATCGATTCCTCTACCGGCCTCCTCTCTACCCCTAAGAAAGCCGAATCCTGGCTAACGGTAGAGATTCTATTCGAGCCGAACGTTCAGATAGGACAACAGATTCAGCTTAATAGTAATTACGCTGCAGCTAACGGGACGTATAAAGTAATGGGGATCGAGCATAAGGGGGTAATATCCGGAGCGATAAACGGTAAATGTACGACGACTTTATTCTTATTCGGAGCACCTTTATACAACCAGATTTTAAAACAAGGATTACCGAAGGCGTAAAATGAATAACCCTAAAGTAGCGGAAGCCGACATACCGAGCTATATACAGAGCGTTAAAGACCAGATAAAGGCCGATATTAATTGTATCGGGATCGGGACGGTTATCGCTTTTAATTCTTTAGACCAATCGGTTACGGTACAGATAAACTATTTAAGGACAATCTTCGGAGCCGTCCCCGTAGATTCCCCGGCTACGGATCAGTCGAGTAATAAGACAGTAGCTTATCCTCAACTCGTAAAATGCCCGTTAATGATTCTATCGGGAGGAGCGGGTTATTTAACAATTACTCCTGCCCCCGGAGATCAATGCGTTATATTCTTTAACGATAGGGATATCGATACGTGGTGGAGTACCGGAAGCCCTAATTCCGCCCCTAATAGTTATAGGGTACACGACCTTAATGACGCTTTAGTTTTTATAGGAGCAAGGCCTCAAAATAATCCTATTCCATTTTTTAACGGATTAAAATTAGCTTTAGGGTCGGCCTTCTTATCGATAGACCCTTCCGGTAATATTACAATTTCGGGAACGAGTATAAACTTAATATGAGCGGATTACCTATATGCGCACTAGGGGACGGAAGTAGTCATGGGGGAACTCTTATTTCTTATATTCAGGACGGCACGGTTATGGTAGACGGTATTCCTATATGTAATAATGGATCCCTTCATTCATGTCCTATTCCCGGGCATGGAGTAACTCCGGTTACGGCTATCGCTACGATAACTAAAGTACAAGGTCTTTTAATTTTAACACAAGGAGCAATAGCCGGTTGCGGGGCTATAATGACCCCGCCCGATAGAGGAGTCGAGGCTTTATGATTATCAGGGCTTTAGACAGTAACGGCGACTGGACTTTCGGACAAGGAAAACAGAATTATTTATCCGGACAGAAGGCTATTGCGCAAAATATACAGACCCGGCTACTCTGTTTCTTAAACAACTGTCCCTGGGATATGAACGCCGGTATCGACTGGATAACCCTTTTAGGTAAGACGAATACGGCTACTCAAATACAGCTAAACGTTCGTACGGTTATCCTTAAGTCGTTCGGAGTCGTAAGACTTAATACTCTATCGGTAGCGTTCGTTAATAGAAGGCTATCCTTAAACTGGAATATCGATACTACTTTTACTCAACAATTCATTCAGAAACTAGAACAGATTATTAATCCTTTAGGAGCCTAAAGTGCCTAATACAATAGACGCCAACGGAATTCAAATAGAAACTTATAGCGAGATCGTAAACGATATAGTAAACGGAACGATCTCTACCCCCGGCCTAGTAACTATCTATGGCCCGGATATAAACGTCGATAGCAATACGCCCGACGGAGCTATCGTTAATTTCTTCGCTCTTTCTAAAGAAGATATGCTTCAATTCGGGGTAGGGATTTATAACTCCTTTAACCCGGATACGTCGGTCGGGCAAGCTTTAGACGGGATCGCTCAAATTAACGCTCTTACCCGTAAGGGAGGAACGTACACACAAACCCAGGTCGTTGTTACGACAAATGCGGGGGTTACTCTAAACGGCCTAGATAACCTTACGGCTACTCCTTTCCAAGTCGAAGACGGTAACGGGAATATCCTTAGCCTTATTAATACCGTAACGATCGGATCGGGAACGAATACCCTAAACTTTCAAACTCAAAATATGGGTTTTATTCAAATCGTTCAGAATACCGTTACGGTTATCGTAACTCCGATAATCGGGGTTATCGCCGTTAATAATCCTAACCCCCCGTATAATTTAGGAGCTAACCAGGAAACGGACGCCCAATTTAGGTTAAGACGTCAACAGTCTACGGCGGGGATTTCTACCCATAAATCGCAAGCCCTTCAAGCTGCATTAAATAATATCGTCGGGATCGAGCAGGCCGTAGTCTACGAGAATAATACTAAGGTAACGAACGCTATCGGCTTAGGGGCTAATTCGATATGGGTTATCGTAGAGGGAGGTACGTCTACGGAAATCGCCGGTATGGTCTATAATTACGTCGATTGCGTAGGTATGAAGGGGAATACTCTAGTCGAGGTAGAGCAACCGGACGGGACTTTCTTCCCGGTTTATTTCGACGTCGCCCAACAACAGAATTTATATATTACATTAAATATCGAATCCCTCGTAGGAGGGACTATCGACAATACCGCTATTAAGAATTTTTTAATATCAAATTATATTTTAGGGATAAATGCGGTAGCGGACATAACGAGTATTACGGCGTTAATTAAAGCGTATAATCCTAACCTTTTAGTAACCGCTGCAGGGGTATCGGTTACGAATTCCGGGTATACGGATTCGGTTCTCCCGGGAGCGGTTATAAATTATTTCGTTCTTTTATTAGCGAATATCACAATAACGAATATTTAAACATGACACCTGAACAGCTACAAGCGATCGAGCAGTATTACGCTAACCTCTTAATATACCAGTATAGGGGTATGCCGAAGGCTTACCAAACGATCGAACTCGTCGTTAATCAGTCGTTATGCGACGGTCTTTTTTTTGCTATTTCTTCGGCATTTAATCTCGATACCGCCGTAGGGGAACAGTTAACAATTATAGGAAGGATTGTAGGGGTTCCCCGTAACGTCTACGGTATCGCTCCTTACGCTACCTATTTTAGCTTTACCCGATCGCAGGGAAGGCCGGCAAGTATCGGATTTAACCGGGCTTCGACGCCGGTAGATCCATATAATATCTTACGGGCACAGGTACAAAATACCTATACGTTAACGGACTTTGAAATGCTAAATCTTATAAAACTTAAAATTATCTATAATAATGTTTTTTCTAGTTTCTCTCAATTAAAGAAAGCGTTATATAATACCTTTAACGGGTCGATAGATATCGTAGCTCCGGACCAGGGAAAGACATATTTTAATTTTACTCGGGCTAGGGGAGTCCCTACTAGCGTAGGGTTTAACCGGGCGACTACCCCTAGCGATCCCGATAATATTATGCGGGCGAATAATTACAATTGGTTAATGCAATTAAATTATACGGTTAAACAACCGTACTATATCGTCGTTCAGGTAGCTCAATTCTTAGATATACTCCCTCGATCTATGGGGGTAAGCGTAACGGTATCTCAAATATAAGGAGATTTTAATGGCAAAAATTACTCGTCAAACTTTTATTCAATTCGGCGTTAACGTCAACGCTTCCGCCGATATCTGCCAGTTCGGCTCCCCGGCTACCGGATCGCCGGTTTATACGAACGTTATCTCCGTCCTTCAAGCCCTTGCAGCTTGGACGACCGGTTTCGCTGCAGAAACTATTGCTAATAACCGTCCCTTCCTAGAGGACTTTAATGCCTTTTGTTACGTCTTTAGCTATTTTATAGCCTACCTTTTACAGATGGGAATTTCGGAATACGACGCCGGGACTACATATTACCTATATAGCATTACCCAATTTAACGGAGTCGTATACCAGTGCACAAACGATAACTCCGGAGCGGGGATATCGGGGATCGTTCCTACAACTACCGCTAACTGGAAACAGTTACAAACTGGATATGGATCTTGGGTATCAAAATCCCTAAGTACTGTTTATCAAGCTGCAACAGACGGTATCTTAGTAGTTAATTCGGATATTCAGGGAAACGGAGTCTGGGCAGTTGCGATTTATACCGACTCAAGTCCTACCCCGGCTACTAGTAGGGTAGGTTGGGGGTCATCTTCTAGTACTACAGAACTATACGGAAGCTATATCTGTCCTATTATAAAAGGCAATTATTACGAGGTTGTAGCTAACGCCGGAGGATCGGTTTACTTTTTATCATCAGGATCATAGGGGAGGACTTAAAATGATAGTAAAGACAGGATTCGGAATATTTATTAAGAACGGGAAGAAGCTAAAAAAATATATCTTAACCCCCGGGGAACATCCCGATCCTATAGGATATACCTATCAGGAGGTTAATTCTCAAGAGGAACTTGATAAGATCGTACTCGATAAGTCCGACGAACAGATAGCCTTCGAGAATAAGCAAGCTCTTACAAAATCTTTAATCGATAGCGGTAAACAAAAAATAAAAGCTCAAATAACGGGAATAACGGACGACGAATTAAACGCTTTATTCGGGGTCTAATATGGAAGACGTAGAGCAAATCGATCAGATATGCGTAGTTGGGGCGGATTTCTTTCTCCCGATCCTTTACGATTTCGAGGTATGCGGTAACGTATACCCCTGGGATATATCGGGATATTTTGTCGAAATGCAGGTAGGTACGGGAATATTTATAGCCGGGAATACTCCCCTTATCGACGTTACGACCGTTACGGGTCAAATCGTTATAGATGGACCGAACGGTAAAATTAATATATGGGTTCCTAAAACAATGACGATAGATCAACCCTACGGTTGCTTCGATTACGCCGTAGCGGTTACTAACCCGGTCGGGTTAACAGAACAGTTAATCTTCGGTAAATGGACCTTTAAGGCGTGGGGGAAAAAATGACGACTCAAGGAATAACGATAATCCGTAGACCACAAATTATTAACGTTAAGTCGGCGTTCCCGATCTTCCCGAACTTCGTTAACTTCTCTATTAAAGCCCTTAATAACGGGCAGACCCAATTTACATTACCGAGCTATCCGATCCTTTCCGGCCTATTCTCTTTAAATTATAACGGCGCACAACAGGACGAGCTTAACGGAGATTTTACGGTAAACGGAAATATCGTAACGATTAATAGCGATACAGTACTAGAGGGGGATAAGATTGCCGGGTTCTATCAGGAAATGTCCTCCGCTATTAACCCGGCTAACCTAAGCTACCGTACGTTCTTTTATACGGCTATTCAAGGACAGACGGTATTTAATATCGGGTTTATTCCTCAGAACCTACTCTTTATCGCTATTAACGGGATCGTACAACCGACGTCGGCGTATACGATAAGCGGACAGAATATAACCTTAACGGGAGGCTTAAACGCCGGGGATAACTTCTTCGGGTTAGCAATACAATGATTCTTGTCCCCTTCTCTTTTATAGCAACAGTAGACGGTCAAACGACCTTTGGCCCGGTAACTCCTCCGGTAACTCCAATGGCGATCGTCGCTAAAAACGGTGTTTTACAGAACGTTTTAAACCAAGATTTCTCGATAAACGCTGGAATTTATATTAACGTCCCACAAGGGATACTTAAAGGGGATATTATAGCGGGGAATATATTTTTATGAGATTGTTACTTCTCCTAGCCTTGTTTCTATCGTTTCCGGTACTAGCCTTTTCTAACCAGAATATAACGGCCTATCAGGTTACGCCGAACTGTTCCACGTGGAACAAGAACTTAAATTGCGGGATGACGACCCAACAGGCCGTAGATAACGCCTTAGATCAATTAAACGCTAGTGCGATATGGGGACAGATTACCGGAACGCTTTCTAATCAGACCGATCTCCAGAACGCCTTAAATGCTAAGCAAAATACTCTATCCTTCGGCAATTTAACCGGAGGGTCGGGTCTTACTATAACGAACGGTTCGGGAGCGTTAATCGGTACTGGAGCGACCGTTTCTATAGGATCGGGCTTTTACCTACCTACGACTACGGACGAGAGTAATTGGAACTCTAAACAGAACGCTATTACGACCGGAACGACACTACAGTACCTTCGGGGCGATCTCTCCTTAGCTACCTTCCCTACAAACGTTTCTTATTTTACGAACGACGCCGGTTATTTAACGTCTATAAATTGGGCGGGTTTAACGATCTTAAACGGAACAGGGGTAAATTGGTCGGCCTTCTATCCTACTTCAAATCCCTTTAATTATATTACCTCCGCCGGTTCTCCGGTACAATCGGTAGCTAATACCGATAAATCCTTATTAATTTCACCTACGACCGGTAGCGTAATAGCCGGGATTAATTGGCCGGACTTAACTACGATTACCTTAACCGGGATTAACTGGCAATCGTTCTTCCCTACCGCTTCCTATATTAATTACGGAAACTGGCAGAATCAGGGTTTCTTAACCGCTATTAACTGGCCGGCAGGTACAACGGTAAATATGACCGGGATTAACTGGCAATCGTTTTACCCTACCTCGAACCCCTTTAATTACCTTACCGGGAATCAAAATATAACGCTATCGGGAGCCGTTACCGGATCGGGGACGACTAATATATCTACGATCTTAGCTAATCTTATCGTTCAGTCAGCGAATGTTAATTGGGCTAATATTAATTCTATAACGTCAATAAATAACGGCGGATTAAACTGGAATAATATTAACGGTATCGCCGACGCTAACTCTGGAGGGATAAACTGGACGGATATTAATCTTCACGCTCTTTTAAATAATACCGGAATTAATTGGCAAAGTATGTATACTCAATCCCAAACTATAAATTGGTCGGACGCTCAATCATTTCTAGCTCTATCCGTTCAAGGAACCGTACAGGCTAATAACTTTTCCGGAGCGGGAACCGGTCTTACCGGTACGGCTTCTAGCCTTACCGCCGGGGCGGTATCGACTATTAGCGGTTTAATATCACAAGGTTCTAATATAACAATTACCGGAGCGGGGACAGGTATAAGCCCTTATTCTATAGCTTCAACGGGAGGGGGAGGCGGTTCGAATTATTGGCTAAACGCCGGGAATATGGGTATCGGTACTACCGGCTATAACGTCGGTATCGGAACCGTAGCCCCCTCGAGCCTATTAGACGTAGGTGGTACGGTAAAATCTTTCTTAGAGGTTTCCTCTACGGGAAACGTAGGAATTGGAACCTTCTTAGGAAATGGATCTTTAAACGTTATATCCGGTAACGTAGGAATAGGGACTTGGAATCCTATTGGACCACTTCAAGTAATAGGGAGTCCTAGCCTCCCGTACGGTATTTATACGCCTCAGAATTTAGGTATAGGAACTACGACTACG